TTTGGATTTGGGAACATACCACCTTCAAGTTTCCCTGTCTTTGGGTTTTTAAATTTTCCTATTTGCTTCATATCATCTTTAAACAATTTACCAAAAGATGCTGTATCCTCACCAGGTACTCTTACATTCTTTCCCTGATTAGAATAATCTTTTAATCCTTCATTAAATTGTTTATAAGTTTTCACTTACTTTTTTCCATTTCTTTAGACTTTTTCTTATCTGCTGGTCCTAGATATGTTTTTGCAGTCGCTACTTTATATTTACTTGGGTCAAAAGGTTTTGGTTTCGATGGATTATTTCTATTACTTGGTGTTGTAGTTGTTGGTTTTGTATTCTTTTTATTACCTTTGAATGGTGAAGTTACTGCTTTAGTTGCTACATCAAATGTTTTATCAACTCCTTTTGCATAAGCATTTGGTGTCAGTCCTGTTGCATTAAATCTGTTTGCAGATTGAACAAATGAACCTGCTTTTGCTAAATTCTTTGCTCCACCTAACGCACGAATGCCTTTAAAAACTTTTCCACCTGGTATAGTACCTAGTGCGTCTAATCCTGCTTGTTTAAATTTTCCTTTTCTTAAATTGTTAAGTGCTGAAGCACCAGAATATGCAGTTAATGCCATTCCACCTAACTTAAGTGCTGCTGGTATGAGTGCTAAAGGTGCTATCTCGTCTAACTGTCTTACTTCTTCGTTAAATTGTTTAAAAGTTTTCATTATCCTACGATTGTATCGAACCAATCCTGACTCATGCCTGAGATAATTTTATCTGCTGAATCATTATCTACTGCATACTTTTCTTCTATGAGATGTTTTTTTACTTTCTCATAATTTTCATGAATCTTTTTTGTTTCTTTTGGAGTCGGCTTCATGGTATTAATAATTCTACTAATCTATTTAGTTAATTATAACCTGCTTGAAACTTATTCCATTCAATCGCATTTTTAATTTGATATGTTCTTCCTGATATATTACGAATAATTTCTTCTAAAAATTTTAACATAGTATCATAATATTTAATCTTCATATCTATTTTATTCATTTTATCATCTGCTTCTAAATGTCTTTGGATAGCATCTTTTTCACGAACCTTATATGGAAATGGTTCCTCTGCATAAACTTCTGCAGTTGCTTTACCTGTATAATAATTATATCTTTCTAATCTAACTTTACTAAATTGTTCCCTTGCTTTTTCTCGTAACAAAGTAATAGTATTATATACAGTATAATACTTTGAGTGAAGTTGAGGTATTTTTAATGATTCATCATGTAGATTATCAGGGTCAATACGAGAATCTTTCTCCCACATCTCCTGTATTTTTTCAAGATTCATGTAATGCTACTTGAGATTTTATATAAAGTGTATTTGAATGTTGCTTCTGCTGTAAAATACTGAACATCTGTCGCAGTAGCATCAAAATCTAGTGATGTTAAAGATGTTGGAAATAGATCATTAAATTTAACTTTTGCAACTTCTCTATAATTACTATTCAGTATTCTAAGTGATCCGTCACAAAATGCTTCTTTTGGATCTCTTTGTCCATCTTTGTCTTTGATTATTTCAGCAAATTCCTTAGTGGTTTCTGGAAATCCTAGACCTGTTAACCAATTATATACTGAAAGGTAATTTTCCATATTTTCATCAACTAAAAAACGGAGTGTGAAATCACCGTAAGTCAGTCTTTCACCAGGCACAGCAATATTTTTTAAGTATGATGATTGCTGTGCAAGTTCGAGGTTTAACTCTGGTATTCTAGCAGAATTTGAGAAAAAGTCAACCTTCGGAAACTTGGTCAAATTAAATTTGAACGCTACCCCTGATAGAAAATTTCTATTTTGTATTTGCTTTCCGAATGCCGAATTAGTCATTATCTTTTTTGATTATTTATAATCACCTATTAAATTATAGTTCAATGACATTCTAGTTTTACTTCTTATTGGAGGTTGACCTGCATGAAACATTTTATCCATTAGTAAAAATCGACCTCCTATAGGTTCAATTCTATCGACTATCTCATATTCTTTTGGAGATAATTGATTGAATAAAAATGTATCACCGTCAGATGTGTATGGATAATATATCAAAACTTTATGCTCATAATTTTGATCCACATGAGGACACATATGACTATTTTTATTATAGTCTGATACTTGATGTTGTAAATTTAACTTACATCTAATAATACCAGAAAATTTAATATTAGTTTTTTCATAGAACTTTAATAATATATGTTGAATTTTCTCATAATAATTTGAAATTTGATTAGTATCATCATTTATAAAAGTGTGAATCATTACTTCAGATTCCACGGTATTTTTATCTGCCAATTCATTATATGTTGAAACACTTACAGATTGGTAACCTGGTGCATCACTAAAATAAAAAGGAAAATAAGTATCAAAAAAAATATTATTTAATATCTTTTGTTCATCAGTTGTTAATATATTATCAAATACTTTATACATTACGATCTAGTATGGATATTAATGTTTAATACAACTCTATTATCAGCATTAGAAGTGGTAGAACCCCCGTGAGGAATTTGACTATTGAATATAAGAGCACGGTTTTCTATTGTTTCAATTTTATTACCATCTTCAAAATGAGTGTAACCATCACAGGTGTTTAAGTAATAAACAACTGTTGTACAATCTACATCTGTATCCACATGGAATATATGAGGAACTACTTGAGGTGTTTTTAACAATAAATTTGCTTTAATTTTTACTACATGTCTAGCACCACATTTGTCAAGTAGTGGTAATAATTTATTATAATGAGAAGATGTTGGACCTTCCATATCTCTCCAAAATGTATGAGTGAACTTACATCCTTCTTTAAACGCTGCTTCTGCAGCATCTATACTTCTTTCTGGTCTTAAGGTAGTAAATCTATTAAAATACCAAGGGCAATCCTCCCCTAACATAAAATTCTGTAAATGTTCAAACTCTTCTTTCGATAAAAAATTATCACATATTTTTATATTACTATTCATTTCCATCTTGGACCCACTACCCATCCAACTAAACTTTCTCTAACTCCAGATTCAACTGGAGAAACTCTATGAATTGTTCTTGAATCAAATATTATCATACATCCACGATTTCTTGGAGCTATAAACACTTCTTTATCAACATCTGAAAATTCTAAATTTCCTCCAACATAATCGTCATCATCTGATAATTGTAATGAGAAACTTAATTTTCTTACCTCTTGATCAGGAGAAACTATACTTCTTATATCCTGATCTGTGTGCCAATTATAATAGTCACCTTTTTCATATCGAGAACATTGGATATTATTATATTGAATATGTGAAATATCATATAAAAAATTTTCCTTATTCGTTCTCATCACATAATGCCATATGAATCCACCAATCCAGTGTGTAGTATCAATCCAGCAATTTTTACCTTTTCTAATCTTAGAATCTAAAGCACCTTCACCTGTTACATTTATTCTAGAATCAGTAAATGCAGAATCATTAACTCCTTTAACTTCTTCGAGAATTGATTGTATAACATTATCTGGTAACTGAGTTTGGTACCAACATGCAGTATTCGCCATAATGAAATTATTATAGCATTATCTTTGGGTAAAGTCAATCCCCTCTAGATGATCAAACTCATGTTGGAAGATTCTTGCTGCAAAACCATCTAATTTTATTTTATGCTCTTTTTTATCCTCGTCTTCATATTTTACAACGATTCGATTTGGTCTACTGACATTTATAATCTCATCAGGATAGGATAAACACCCTTCTTCAAACCAACCACAATCTTTATATTTTTTGATAATACGAGGATTGAAACAAGTAATTATTTCTTCTGTTTCTATATGTAATATCATCACAAATACTCTTTCACTAATACCAATTTGGTTCGCAGACAAACCAACCCCTTCGTAATGAATCATATTCTCTTTCAGAATACTGGATATTTTAGAACGGTCTAAATCCTCACTACACGGTTTGATTTTTTCGTGTAGTATTGGATGTGTGTTAGGTGTTAGCTGTAGTATCATCTTTCCTTGGATTATTTAGAAACCAAGAAGGACCCTCCATTGAGAAATCTATATAAACCGTTTTTGCATAGTGAATTCCACGGTAACA